CCGTATGGACGTTTGCTATCTGTCTCATCAGCCTGAGGGCTAACCTGCGAAGCACGGGCTGGGTCAAGATATGTAAGCAAACGATATGAAGCACCAAGAACTACTACGTCACGAGTAGATTCTGGTAAGCCAGTTGTTGTTGTATAAACATCTGAGTTGGTTGTAAATGCTATTGGATTAGTAGCGTATATAATCTTTACTGTTCGACCAGCAATAGGGGCTTCACCCAAAGTAATTGTTTGAACTGTATCTGTTCCAGTAACATATCCAAATGCCTCTGGGTTAGCGCTAGAATCTAAGTCCCACTTACGAATTGGAATCCATTCTTTGGTTGGACCAATACTTTGCCATGATACATAAAGAATATTTTTAATATTTAAATTAGCAAATGCATAGGTAGATACCGCTGCATTGAATGTAAAACTAGTTGATTTAACTGCGTATAGGTTTGCGCCTAATGAACGGATAGTGTCATTTATGGCACGCTTAACTACATACTTTGGAAAGGTTGGGCTAATAATTACTCTTGCATCTGCACTATGAGTAGTAGCAGTAGTGCCATAAAATCCACGACCAAACGGTGCAATGGTTGCAGTATTAGATACACGGTCATAACTATCTACATATAACAATTCTTCATCAATTTCAATAACACCTTTGCCAAGGTTTTCTGTAGTTGGAAGACTAAGAACTGTTGGAGATGAACCAGTAGATACAGTGCTTGTTATTGGGGCAGATAAATAAGTAGAACGGTCTTGAGTAAATGTATACCCAGATAGGTTAATTAAAACCTCATCAATCATATTGGCAAATGTTGTCATTACATATTCACCCTTCTAAGAGCCTCAGCAGCCCCAAGTCCCACTGTTCCAGCAATGGCATTGCAGGCACCCTGTAGGTCCTGCCATTTATCAATAGTTAAACCAGCGTATATATTGCAAGCGCCAGTTGCTGCTAGACCAGATGTGCCAGCCAATTTATTAGCAGCACCTTCATCATCAAGCCATTGTGTTTTAGGTGGCAATGTTCCACCAAAGGCAAGGCGATTAAGTTCTTCTACAAGTGTGCTACCTGGTCTACCGTAAGCCATCGTTTATCCTTTACTTTGCTCTTGTATCTCTTGCTGGACGTGACACCACTGGTGCGTCATATTTAATTTTAGGTTGTTTAGCAACGATACCCATTTTGACTAAATTAACTTTTACTCTTTTACCTTTAGGAACATTTGGTTTCATTTCTTACCTTTGTTTCTAGCAGAGATTGCTTTAGCCTTGCGCCTAGCATCAGCCTTAGATGAAGCACCCCACGCCTGTAGAGATAGGAGAAGACGTGTAGGTTCTCCATTTGGCTTACGCTCTGGTCCTGGCATATTGCCCATACGAGCAAGGAAGGATGCTCTACGTGGGTTATCGCCAGACTTAACAGGTGGCTTTAATGTTCCACCTTTATATGAGGCTCTACCCTTAGCATTAAGTCCGCCTTTAGGATTCTTTCCTTCTTTGCGTTGCCATGCTGCACTCATTTTTTACCTCGATACTTTGCTGTTTTTTTTGCTATGTTTTTAGGTTGTTTAACAAACTGTTTACCTTTTGCATTGCCAGCAGCCTTTGCTTTATTAGTTGCTGCTTTTTCCGCAGGAGTTAAAGCATCCCATGCTGCAGAAGGTAAGTATCTTTTTTTACCTTTAGATGGTTTGCCATCTGAAGTTTTCCACTTTTCTGCAGTCCACTTTTTAAGTGACTGTTGAGATTTAGCAAGTGCCATTACTTGTAACCTCCGCCTGCTTTTTTATATTGGACTGCAAGTAATTGTGCTTTGCGGGCTGACCATTCTCCTGGGTCTCCACCCTTAGAACCAGCCTTAATTTTCTTAAACAAAGCGGCACGCATACCAGGTTTGGTGTAGTTACCAGCAGCATTTACCTTAGACTTTGTTTTCTTTTTCATTACTTACCTTTAACTCTTTTAAGTCTAGGATTCTTTTTCTTAGCAGCAGGGGAAGCCTTGCGGGCAGCCGAAGCAAGAATCGCACTTGCACTCTCCTTGCTGATTCCCTGCTTCTTCGCAATTCCCGCAGCAACTTTCTTGAACCCTGGATGCTTCTGCTTCACTAACGTTGCCGTCCTTTAACATATTTACCGTTCTTATCAATTTGGTCGGATGAAGTACCCTTCTTCCCCTTAATAATTGCATTGATTGCTTCAACAACTTGGCGGTCCTGATTGTTACCTGATGCAATAGCAGCACGTTTTGTTGCTGCTTCATTTGCTGGACCACGGTTTTGATAATCAAATTGTGCGCCGAGGGATGTGCCAATTGCAGTAGGAACATCTCTTGCTTCACGCAATGCGTTACCTACATAGCCACCAACTCTTTGAAGTGGACTTTTACGGGTAGCCATGTTACTTCTTCTTACCCATTTTCTTCATAGCCATTTTCTTCATACCCATTTTGGTTTCCATTGCTTTTTCTTTTTTGGATTCCATCTTTTCGCCCATTTTGTAAGCAGCCTTCTTAGCAGCAGCCTTACCCTTTGCAGTGTATGGGAACTTCTTGTTTCCTACTTTTGGCATTATATTTGTCCTATCTCTTTCATAACCTCGGCTACTTTGGTATTTATCTTTTCTGCTTTAGGCATAGTTTCCGAGTTGTATGCTGTGCCTAAAATTTCTGATGCTTCATGTGCCTGTTGAATATCTCTCATGGTAGTTCCTGCTGGACGCATACCTTGGTCTCTTGCATCTCTATAAGCCTGTAGTTCTGCATTCCATTTCTTATCTGGAATATCTCTTTTAGCATCTCCAGCATTTACTTGAAGACCCATTACCTTGCATCCAAAACAACCTTCAACTTCTGTTGGATGGTCTTCCCAGTGATACGCCATCAATCCCCCTAGATTGCTGTAAAGTTTGCCTCTGTTACTCCAACTCCACCTGCAATCAATGCAGCCTTAGTTGCCTCATTAACCGTGTGGTTATATCCACCACGGTAAAATTCATCATAGTCATCAAGTGAACTATCAATTGGATAACGAACTTGTGTGTATGTTCCACCGCTTTTAGCAATGGAGATACCTCTATTGTCTTTGTAGAAAAAATGTAAGCGGTGTCTACCAATTGGTCCTTCTCGGACTATTGGTGTCTTGAATACATAATCTGCCATTGTTCTCCTTTAATGAACTTACTGATTGGCACTGCCACGTATTCGCCGTAGAAACAGTGCCAACCCGTCAATCAACTAAGAAGCGATTGAAGAACCAGACTCAATGCGATATAGAGCCTCTTCACGGTAGCGAGCAAAGCCAAGTACGCCGTACCAACCCATTGGGCGATGACGCATCAACTTGTCAACTACTGGTCCGATAACTACATGTGGCTCTTCAGCAACTGCCTCAGCCAATGCTTGCTGTCCGCAAAGAATTGTTCGGTAGTTACGTGCTGAAGAAGCACCATCAGTTGCATTGTAAAGACGTGCAGATTCTACGAAGAATGCACCTTCGTAGTTTCCGATTTCTCCTGCCCAGATACGGTCTTGTGCAGCACCGTATTGGTTAGGAAGCAACCATCCTGCTGAACCTGTCTCAGCACGAAGGTCGTGTGAAACTTCTGGGTGGATACCACACCAGTATAGGCTGCCCTTGCGAGCAACAGACTTGTTAGCACGTAACTTAGCAACAGCCTTGCGGATGTTTGCTGAAGATAGTGTTGCTGCTGCAGTGATTGTTGCAGTAGATGTTGCTGTTGAACCTGAGTAGATTACGTTTGAACCGCCACGAAGAGTTGTCATCGCAACTTGGTCAATAGAATCTGCAAGGTTGAACGCAATGATGTTAGCAATTGCTGGGTCAACATCTGCAAGTGAGAACAACTCAAGTGCACGGGTTACAAGTACTGAGTTACCATACTCTGCAAGAGTGATGGTTACAGATGTTGGTGTAGACATTGCTACTGCATCTGGGTCAGCATCTTCTGTTAGTGCAGTTGTTGCTGCTGAAAGGTCAACGTAGCGTTGTAGAACAACTGTTGAACCTGGGATTGCTTGTTTTGCGGGACGCTTATCTGCGACAGAACGAATTAGGGGTTCTGAGCGGAGAGCGAACTCAAGAAGACGGTCATACGCCTTCTGGACTAGACCTGCACCACCAGCGGTACCTCCAAGAGAGGAAGAACCTGTGGATACGTAGGAGTTAGCCATTTTTTCACCTCCAAGTGAATTAGGAAACTATGATTGTTAGTTTGAGTTCAGGAGTGCAATCAATTCTTCCGCACTTTGTGCGTTATCAAGTTTTGAGTTCAAATCCTGTGCTCGTTCAGGGGTCATAGCATTTTGAGTAATTACGTCTTGTTGACGTAGTGCCGCAAGGTTTATATCTGTCTGCTCTTTGTTCTGACCATTGTCAGATACTTGCAATCCAAATAGGTCTGCATTATCATCGAGCCAATTATTAACTGACTCCTCGTTAATGTCATCCAAATCCTTGAGGATTAGTCTTACTGCTTTTGCGTTGACGCCCTTCTTTTCTAGGACTTCTTTGACGGTTCTCTCACGCTGCACCTTGGATAAACTCTCAAGTTGCTCAGTAAGTTCTTTGATACGTTTCTCATCAGCACGCTTGGCTTTACGTAACTTCTTTAACAAGTCACCGCCATCGTTTGAGTAAGTGTCTGTATCATCGATGTCGTCATCTTCATCGTCCCAGTTTATGTTGTTGCTCATAGCAACCACCCTTTCTATTCGTTGATTAGTCGCAAGCCACAGTTCAGTTCGGGGAAACTGGCTGGCTCTTGCTCCCAGACTTATACGCTGCGTGGGGCTGGTAGGTCCACGTCAGGAATTTTTAGTATTGTCCTGCTGATGAGGTTCTGTTTAGATAGCCAGAGGCATAAGCACCCTTAGAGGCACCAGAGGCGCCAAGGAATCTATTCTGCTCACGGGCTGCTAACTCTGCTAACTTGCGCTGCTCAGAGGCTAAGCCCTTTAGATAGGCTCCTTCTGCTTCTGCTTGTGTATATCCAGCACCTTCAAGTTCGCCAAGTTTCATAGCGGTTGGTAATGCAGATGCAACCTTTGCATATCCAGTATTGGCTGCTGCCTCAGTTACTCCAAGTGCTGCTAAATCTTCTGCACTAACTACGTTAGTAACAAGTCCTTGACGTGCTGCAGCAGAACCAATCTGTGCTGCCTGAACCTTAGTTGTCAATCTTGTTTCTGTTTCCTTAGGGTCCAAGAAGTATGAGACTAAATCTTTATCAGTAACTGATGGATAGTAGGTTTGGAAAGTCTTAAGAATTTCTGGGCGGTTGTTTACTTCTTCAACTGCCATCTGAATTCTTTTCTTAACCTCAGTAGGTGCAATATCTGCGCCAATGAATGTAGCAAGTTTTGCCTGTTGATTCTCTCTTGAAGAACCAAGAACGCTACTAACACCATAGGCAGCAAAGGCTTCTTGCATTTGATTTTCTAGTTGTAGGTAAACATCTTCACTATAGACATTCTTACCTGCAGCACGGCGTGCTTCATTGCCAGCAAAACGTGTTTGATATTCCTTTGTATTACGAAGTTTTAAAGTTGCTTCTGCAGATGGAGTTCCAGTAAGGATTAAATCCTTAACAGTTTTTGCTAGTTCACCTAGTCCATACTTAGTAAATTCTGACTCAAGAATTGCATAAGCAGAACCACGTTCTAGTCTTAAACGCTCTGCTTCTTGGGCTGCCTGTAAATCTGCTGCATATCTAGTTGCTGCTGCGCCTGCATTGGCTGCTGCAAGGGCTGCTGCATTAGCATCTGCTGCTGCTTTTGCTGCAGCATTAGCATCATTGGTTGATACCCATGTATTTACAAATGCAGTTAATTCTTCCGCACTATTAAACTTATATGTCTGACCAGTATTAGGGTCAGTCCAACTATATGTCTTGAATCCCTCAACAGTTACTGAGCCATCACTCCAAGTAACAGTCTCTGTTCCATCTGGATTCTTAACACGAGACTTTTCTGTTTTGGTTGTTACAGTTGAAGTCGCTGGATTGGTAGTTGTACTTGTTGTACTAGCAGTAGTTGTTGATGTGCTAGTAACACTAGTTCCAGTAAATCCAGAGGCTGCATTAATACCAGCAAGAGTTGTTGTATTTACGCCTGAGCCAGCAGCAAATGGGTTACTACCACCAGTGACACCACCAGCATAGGTATTGCTAGATGTTTTAGTTGGAGTTGTTTTAGGAAGATTAATTACTTGATTTGGTCTAATTACATTTAGGTTAGTAATCTGTGGATTAGCAGCAGCAATAGCAGCAACGCTAGTTTTATT